TTGACATCTACTATCACCTCATATGTTATTATATCGAAATAAAATAACAAAATAAAGTAATTTGTCAAATTTTGTATAAACGCACAAGTAATAATTATTATGTATGTGCAATTTCACAACAAAACCCACCTAAGTGATTAGGTGGGCAATGCTGAATTTTTTACAAGAGGAATAGTAGAAGTGAAAATCATTCTTGCAATCTTATCTATCTCTTTCGGTTTTCCATAATATCATTATAGCACTTAAGAATAGGAATTAATAGGAACTGATAGGAACTACTTAATCCATATTGTATTTTTTTCTAAAGGCTTGTAATGCTCTGCCATGTAATGCTCTAATCCATCTACCAGAACAACCAATAGTTTCGGCAGTTTTCTCAAAGGTTTCACAATTAAGGTAATATTCTGTTAGAACCAATATGTAAATTGCATCATCAAGACCATTGATTTTACTTCTAACATCATTCTTCATACAAATAAGGTCATCAATTTCACTATTGATTTCATTTTGCAAATCCACTATCTTGTCAACTGTTTGTGTAAAGTCAGTTGTGTTTGAGGACTTAACACGGTCACCGTTTGTTTGTGGGCTCATCTGTGTTATGCTTAACCTTAACCTATGTAATTCCTTATCCTTAACATTAATCAACCTATCAGCAAACCTTACACGATTAAGGTACTCTTTAGCGTACAAGGTTATCACTCCAATCTAACCTCTGGCCACAATGAGGACAGTAATTATATTCCCAACTAGCACTAAACATAGTAAGGTTCTTATGACAACTAGGACAAAATTTATCAAGCAATGCTTTTTTGCTTGATGCCACCTTCTTAGGTTTTCGTTTTGAAACAGCCTTACCCAAGTTTACTCTTTTGCAATCATTAATCAGGTCTATAAAATTATCTGTTGTCATTCCATAAGAAGAACATGGGAAGCTCTCCTCACTAATAACATCATATTCATTATTATCAATCATTTCTCCTAATTCTGTAACATCAATATATTTGCCCTTTGAAATATCAATATAATTACTCATATAGCAATCTCCCCACTTTCAATCTTAGCCCTATACTGACCGTAGCTTAGCCTTGTACCGTTTTCTTCGTTGTACTTATGTAAATTATACAAAGTACGGTTAAGGTTATGTTCTCTTGACTGCTTTGGTGTTCTAGCTTGTTCTTCTCTTAGCTTTTGGTTCTTCACTCTGTTGTGTTTCTTAACACACTCATAACTGCAATACTTTGCATTATAGTTTCTTGCAGTAAACTCATTTCCACATACTGCACATACTCTCTTAATTTCCATATTCTTCTCCTTTACTTTTCATACTTTGCTTTAAGGGACTTTAACAAATCCTCTTGTACATTTGCTTTACCTTGTAAGCTGTTCAAAACTCTTTCATCACAAGTGCCTTCTGTAATCAGATGATGGATAATTACTGCGTTCTGCTGACCTTGTCTGTATAGTCTTGCGTTAGCCTGTTGATAAAGTTCCAAACTCCATGTTAAGCCGTACCACACAATAATATTGCCACCGGCTTGTAAGTTAAGTCCATGACCTGCACCGGCAGGATGTGCTAAGAGTAATGGAATTTCTCCCTTATTCCAACTTTCAATATCTGCTGAACTTTCCAGCTTTTTGGCAAACTTAAACCTTTCCTTTATCCTTTCAAGGTCGTGTCTGAAACTGTAAAAACATAAGATAGGCTTACCGTTTGCAGTATCGAGTAATTCAGAAAGTGCATCTAACTTCTGATTATTAGCCACCACATAACTGCCATTCTCCATATACATTGCACCGTTACTATACTGCAACAGTTTGTTTGTTAAGGTTGCCGCAGTAGTTGCATTTACTTCACCCTCTGCAAACTCTATGTAGCTATCATGTTCAAACTTTTCATATGCCAGTTGTTGCTCAGGTGTCATCCTAACGCTGATAATCGAATCGATCCTTTCAGGCATATCAAGCCAATCTTCTGCTTTCATAGACACACATATGTCTGAAATTTTATCCATAATAGCTTTTTCTGAATTTTCCTTTAGCTTGTAATTGAAAATTGTTGTTTGGTTTCTCTGATTAGGTGTGAAATATCTTTCACGATAACCTGAAACAGTTTTACCTAACCTTTCGCCACTGTCAATAAGGTACATCTGACTCCATAAATCAATTAATCCGTTTGGTGCAGGTGTGCCGGTAAGTCCAACAACTCTTTTACTTCTTGTTATGTACTTTCTTAATGCTCTAAACCTTTGTGCCTTTGGTGACTTAAAGGATGAAAGTTCATCAATAACAACCATATCAAAGAACCAACCGTCACCAACGCTTGAAAGTTCATTAGTCAGCCACACAACATTTTCACGATTGATAATATACACATCAGCCTCTTGTGCTAAAGCTAATCTTCTTTTTCTAGGTGAGCCTAAAATCTTTACTACACTTAAATCTTTTAGGTGGTCCCACTTTTCGCACTCTCTGCTCCATGTATCTTCTGCAACTCTTAAGGGTGCAATAACTAAAACCTTTGATATTTCAAATTGATTGTAAATTAGGTCCTCAATAGCTGTTAATGTTATTACGGTCTTACCAAGTCCCATATCAAGAAAAAGTCCACATCTTGGTGCGTTGTAAATTTTCTCTATTGCCATACTCTGATACTTATGAGGAATAAACTTCATCAACAACACTCCTTACCTTTTCTTTACTGTCGGCAGTATAAACCTTTGCACCTAGAGAAGAAAAAAGTTTATGTACTCTTGTCTGTTCCGGTCTTGGCTTTTTGCCCTTTGCCTTTAGTTCCACAAAGAAAATTTTTCCTTGTGGAAGTATTACTATTCTATCCGGCAAACCTCTCATACTGGCAGATATGAACTTTAGGCATAGCCCACCTTTATCTTTCACATATCTTATTAGGTATTTTTCCACATTTGCCTCTTGCATTTCTATAAATTCCTTTCTTTGTTGTAAAAGTGTAGTCATTTTGTAGTCGTTAAAATTCCCATTGTAAAGCCATTTTTCGCATTTGTGACTACAATGACTACATTATTTTCATAAACTATTACAGAATATAGGATTTATAGATTTTCTTATTATTGATAATTTCTATAATCTCTATAATTCAATATACTTATATACATAAAGTGTAGTCATTGTAGTCAAACACTTAAAAAGCTGATACCTAAGCCATTTTTGGTGACTACACTTTTGTGATTAACTGTAGTCATTTTTGCGTTTAAAGCCTCTCTGATTACCGTATATATCACCAAATCTAATACTATACTTCACCTGCTCCCATTCTCCTGTACGGATAATAATGTCTTTGATTTCTTTACTTTTCTGATAATTAAAATCTTTTCTATCACCACCAAAAGCCTCACACCACACTTCAAGTGGGCATACCTTATCCCTTACAACTGTGCCTTCTTCTTTAACACCAAAGTCATTGCCGTTAAGGAATAACCGTCTGTCGCTTAAGTCCATTTTTCCCCAATTTTCAGGTAGTAAAGTGTTGAGATACTTAACCACATCACCGGTTAGAGGACTTTCTTCAAAGTGCTGATTCTGTTCTTGCTCTGATAGTTTTCTTAGCTCATCAGTATCCATATACAGTTTTTCACCTTGCTTATAAATCTGTACTACCTCAGCCCATAGCTGGTCAATTTCATAGTCTGTTAAGTCCTCAAAAACATTTTTAGTTGCTCTGTCAACACGAACATCGATAGGAAAAAATCTTCTGTTACCTGTTGTGTCTCGTAAAAATTCGTGTTGGTTAGTTGTGCCAACAAAGATACATTGCCTTTTCCTTACCTCTGTATGGTGTCCGTATGCCGCACGATAAGCGTCCTCAGACTTTGCAGTAAAGTGCTTAACTGCCTCTACTTCGTTTCTTCTAAGTGCTGACAGTTCGGCAATTTCAATTATCCAAAAGCCTTGTAACTGTTCATATGCCTCTTTGCCTTGTACAGTTGTCAAAGTATCACTAAACCAATGTTTCCCAAGTTTTCGTATAATGTAACTTTTGCCACAACCCTGTGGACCTACTAACACAAGAACATTGTCATACTTAACACCGGGATTAAAAATTCTTGCCACACCGGCAGTAAGCATTTTCCTAGTTGATGCCCTAGTGTATAAATTGTCATCAGCACCTAGGTAATCTATAAACAATGTTTCTGCCCTATTTATACCGTCCCACTCTAGGCTTGATAAATAGTCCTGTACCGGATTGTACTGATTAGCCATACTAACTAAGGTCCATGCGTCCTGAATTGATGCTTTACTTTTGATACCGTATAGGCTTTCTGTATAGTGCCTTAGTCCTGCATCATCTGTATCAGTCCATTCTCTCTGTTCATCTGTCTTGTCCCATGGCAATATACCTAAAGCCGTATGCCTTCTTGTAAAGGAGTTGTATGCCATTTTACCCTTTAACCGACTGTCATTCTTAAAAATCTTTAGGCAGTTATCTATTGTGGGCAAGTTGTTGTTCTTGCTATCTGTTGCAAGTTCAAGTATCCAATCATCATTACTTTCTTCACTTTCCACTATACCCTTAAAGTCCTCTGTGCAAGACTGTGTTCTCTCTTTGTGCATTAATAGTCTTACTTCTTTATCCTTAGAGGCAAAGTCCTGCATAGCTAAATATGAAGGCAATTTTACTGTGGGAGTACCTTCTTTTGCATTATCGTCTAAGTCTAAAAACTTATGTAACCTTACAAGGTCAAAGGCATTACAAAGTGTTCCACCACTAGGGTCTGTTGCGTGATTTGAATAGGCAAATTTTCCACCTTCATAAATAACTAACCCTGCTGAGGTACTACCGTTAATGTAGGTATATCTGTCCTGATTTTCACAAGGTGAATACACATCAGGTAAAAACTTTTCTATTACATCTTGCACATTATAGGTTCTGCAAAATGCACCTATTACACCCTTTTTTGTGGTTGGGTCTTCTTGCTTTTTTAATAATCTTTCTTTGTTCTTAACTGTTCTTGATGAATAAGGCCACTGTGAAACATCCTTCCAATCTGTGTAGGTGCTTAGTACCTTATCAACATCAAGTAATTTATTTTCCGAATGTTTAAATACATATTCACCGTCAATGCTTGTACTTGCCCAGAACATTAACCTTTGAGGTTGGTATGTAGTATCGTCAAACATATCAATACCAATATCCTCTGCAATTTTCCTTGCAACTGCCTCATATTCATCCGGTGTACAATCTCTTGACAGTGGAATAAGTAATCTTAATCTTGGTTTTTCCGGTGTATGCTTATGTGTGGAATAAATACAGTATGTGTATTCTGCAAACATATCAACTGTGTCACAAAAATCTTCACTTGCAAAATCTGCGTCAAGGGTAACTATTGAACGGTGGTTTACATTTTCTCTTTTTCTTCTGCCGTTCTTTAGGTTACCGGCTACAAAGCCACCAACATCCTTAATACTGTCTTGTTTTGACTTAGGTAAATTTCTATATTCACCTTGTGTTTCAGGTGTTCTGGTGGTTTTTTCAAGCCTTTTTAGTAACTCATCCCAAGTGATAGTACAGTTCTTCCACAACTTTGTATTTACACTTAAACCGGTTGCAATACTGAATTTTCTAATATCTACCACTCCTAATCTTTCTTGTAAAATGGTGTTTCATATGCCTCAGCTTTTAGCAGTAAGCCTTTAGCCCATGGGATAGGTTCGCCCATTATATCGGCTACTTCTTTTGCTGATGAAACACCTATTGGAACATCCAATATAACTTCATCGTGAACATGGAAATTACACTTAAAACCTCTGTCTTCCAGCCTAATTATAGATTCAGCTAAACAGTCCCTTGCAAAGCCTTGTACTATATTTTCCACTAACTTTCCACCAAAGGTTTCCAGCCTTTCCCATGTATTTTTAGTTTGGTTCATACCCATATATGTAATTGAAGGACTGCCAAACTTGTTTTCTCCTATTTGTGGTTTAACATATGCAAGTTTTCTGCCTGAAGGTAGTCCTACAAACAGAATTCCTGACTGCTTATAAAATGACACACCACATTTTAATTTTTGTGGTTGTTCCTTAATTGCTAACATTGCAGAGGTTTCGCACTCTTTCCAAAATGATGTTATGTGTCTGTTGGTGTTTCTCCACATATCAACTAAAGGTTGCAGTTCTTCTTCCTTTAGTCCCATTTCTAAAGCACCCATAGACTTTAATGCACCTACAGAACCACCATAGCCAAGTGCAAGTTCTGCGATTTTGCCTTTCTGTCTTAAGTGACCGTTTATACCATGCTTAACTACAGGTACTTTGAACATCTGACTTGCCGATGCACAATAAATGTCTCCACCTTCTTCAAACACTTTCATTCTCCACTTTTCACCTGACAGATAGGCTACTACTCTTGCCTCAATAGCTGAGAAGTCAGACACAATAAATCTGTTGTCTATGCTAGGTACAAAAGCAGTTCTGATAAGTTCTGAAAGAGTGTTAGGTACATTGTAGAGAAGTTCAAACATTTCATAGTCACCGTCAACTACTGTCTGCCTAGCAAGTTCCAAATCTTCAATATGGTTTTGTGGCAGGTTCTGAACTTGAACCATTCTACCTGCCCATCTACCGGTACGATTAGCACCATAGAACTGAAGAATTCCCCTTATTCTGCCGTCAGAACACACACCATTAACCATAGCCTCATACTTCTTTGTAGAAGTCTTTGAAAGTTCAGACCGTAAAGACAGAACCTTTTTAAGTAGTGGGTCATTACTTTGTGAAAGTATTTCTTTTACTACCTTTTTGTTAAGGCTTTCGTAGGTGTTTCCGGTACGGTTTTCTATCCACTTTTTAAGTTGTGCAACTGAATTAGGATTTTCAAGTCCTGTTAGCTTTCTTGACAGTTCAAGGCATTTTTCTTTATGAAGTGTACTGTACTGAATAGCATTCTTAGCCATATTTACATCTACTCCAACACCTCTATCGGTAATTCTTTGGTCATACTCCCACAACCTCTGTTCATTAGGATGTAGTGGAAATTTATCAAGTTTCCTTTTAATTTCTCTTTCAACCACTACATCCTGAATACAGTAGCTCTTGAATATTTCCCACTTTTCTGTGTTGTGTTGTGGCAAGTTTCTTGTTCTGCCACCATTTGATTTTGTAGCCTTGCAGGGCTTAGAAAAATAATCAATACAAGCCTTACCACTTCTATCCTTCTGTTCCTTAAGTCCCAACACCTTTGCGACACCTGACAGAGATTTTGGAAGTCCAAGTTCAGCACTTTGTATCATTGTGCAATGCCATTGACTAGGTGGCATATCTATGCCTAGATACTTCTTTAAACAAGTTCTTTCAAAGTTAGCATTAAAAGCAGTTTTGATTATTTCTTTATTCTGCAATGCTTTAATAATTCCATCAGGGATTTTCTCACCACAAGCAGTATCTACAATCTTTACTTCTTCATTGTCAAAGGCGTAAGCAAAAAGCAAGATTGTAAAATCAGGTGCATCTGCATAAGCATACACACCTGATTTTAGTAGATTAACACTGCTATAGGTTTCTATATCAATGCTCAACTCTTTCATATTAATCTAGAAAATCGTCTTCATCCTCTGTAATAAGGTTGGCAAAGTCATCTTCTGCTCTACTTCTGCCACCCAGAGGCTCACCGTCATCTGTTTTCATAAGGTTGTTAAGACCACAGGCAATACCCTTGTTTCCTTTTGAATTAAAGGCATAGAAGGTAATAGATGCGTAACCATAGCAACCACTGTAGAACTCTGTTGGGTCAATAATAGGTCTGCCCTTACTGTCAACAAGTCCCGGCTTTGTTGTTGCGTTAGCATTAACAAAGTACTTGCCCTCGTAGTTCTCGTCATCTTCTCTTTCTTCGTCACCATCTCTTAGTGGTTCTTTTAGCTTGGCAGGAATTTTGCCACCAAACTTTGAAACACCTGCCTTCTTTGCACTTTCAATAGCATTCTTAATGCTTTTGATTGTCTTTGTGTCGTCCTTATCAATAAGAAGTGACACACTGTACTTTTCAGTACCGTCATCATTCTTTCTTGGTTCAAAAACATTTGCGTATGAAAATCTTACCTTACCTGTGATTACCTTTGTTTCGTTATTGTTAGCCATTATTTTATTCTCCTTTGTTTGTAATATTCTTAAAATCTTCTACTGCATTTGCAGTTGAGTTTATAGCCGGTCTTTTGTCGTCGCTATGTACTAAAGTTGGACTGCCTTGTGGCTTTACAACATAGTCACCTAAAATCTCCTTAAAACATTTTTTGCCTAAGAATTTCTCCATATTTGTTATGGATTTTATTGACTTACTGAAAATGTCACTTTCTTGGTATCCTAGGTCCATTAGGTGTTTGCCTATTTCTTCATCAGACTCTGAGTATTTACGGTTACTTCTGCCCTCTACTAATTTAAAACCCGGTATTTCTACACCGGCAAGTGCTTGATCTAGGGCATAGTCTTTAACTATCTGTACCCATTTACTGATGTTGTCTGCTTGGTCAATAATATCTGCTATTTCTTCAATAGTAAGCTTTGCAGGTCTTTTGAAGTCATACATTGCAAGTCTTTGTCTTTCTTCGTTATATGCTCTGCATACTGCTCTAGCTTTGCAAAAACCTGCATCACAATGGGGACCTGCAACACACTCCGTTACATTATCGTTATTGGCTCTCTCTGCCCTTGTCTTGACTGCTTCACCCCAAGCCATTAAACATTCAAAGCTAATAGTTTCTGTGCTGATATTGTCAATTCTAGGCTGATATATAGTCATTCTGATTTGCTTAATATCATAGAGAAAGTCAAAGGCACTAACTGCACCCAATGCATAAAGTCGCATTTGTGAATTGTCCCTAGCTGACACCCTTACACCTGTACCATACTTTAAATCAATAATTTCAAGTGTACCGTCACCAATAATTACTGCGTCACCTGTACCAAAGCCTTCAGGAACCCACAGAGAAAAGTCAAGTTGCTTTTCAATGTAGATTTGTGCATCAGGTGTCTTTCCTTTTGCCTCGTTAAACCTTTCAATTACAAAGTCCTTGTAACTGTCTGTGTAGTCGTCCATATCCTCTGTAATTTCAAGGTTCTTAATAGCATTGTGGTACTTAACTCTGTTGTACTGATTTAGTGCAAGTCTTAGCTTTGCCTCACCTAGAGAATGAGCATTAGTGCCTTCTTCTGCAAAAGCTGATGTTTTGTCAGGAAACTCTGACTCCATCTGAATTGAACCGGGACAATTCAGCCACTTCTTACTGCCTGAGGCTGAGAGCCTTGCGTGTACTTCCGGCATTTTTATCCCTCCAATACTTTCATAACTGCGTTGTAGTCATCTTCTTTTAGTTCTGTGACTTTGTGTGCGTTAAACTGTGCTAAAATCTCCTTAGCCTTGTCCTTGCCTTTAGCCTTTGCAAAGGTTGCAAAAGCAGTTCTGATGTCCTCAATCTTGTATTGAGGTTCTTCATTTTCTGCCTTTGGTTCTTCCTTTTCTGGCTTTGGTTCAGCCTTTTGTGGTTCGACAGGCTTTGGCTTGTGCACAACTTTCTGTGATCCTCTTGCTACCTTCTTTGGTTCTGTCTTAACTGCCTCTATCGGACCTACTGATAAAGCAAGGTTGTTGATAGATTCAGCAAGATTGTTATTGTCAACAAGTAATGCCTCGGCAAGGTTATTGATAGCTCCTGCCAATTCATCAGCTTGTATCTTTACTGTAATTTCCATTACTTTTACTCTCCTTTGTAATAAAATTCTTGACTTTTCACTTTAGATAATCTAAAATGAAATTAGTTTACTTTAATATGTTCCGTAATAGGAACACCTTTCTAGTCACTAAGGAACTGCAATTTCTTAGTGACTTTTTCTTTTGTTTTGGTTTTCTGATAACTTTTTGCAGAGGGCTAAAGCACCTTTATGCTCTCTGCCAAGTCTTTGGTACTTATCGATATAAGGGCAAGTTGTGTTAAGTTCACACTTGTAACACTCACACTTTCTGTCCTCATTCTTGTAAAACATTTATCTCACTTCCCCCAAATAAGCATGCTTAGTTCAATGTGAAAGGGTGGAAAGAAATTATTGACGATTTTGCCAACACCTGATTGAAACATTTGTGTTAAATAGGTCAATGTGTTATCAAGATTTAATTTGTGCACAGATAAGGTAACTACAAAGTCAAGATAAGAAATAAAACCATTATGATCTCTCATAAAGTTAATGACTCTTTTGATGTCCTTTTCTGTGTAAAATCTTCTTGCTAACTTAATGAACCTTTTTTGATTTATCTTTTTCATTTTCTCTCACCCCCTAATTAAAATGTCACACATATATTAAGAACTGCAGCTGCAATCCAATATGTTGCCATTTTGAAATCTTTACCTACTCCATAGACTATTGCAGCACCTACATCAAGTGCTATTAATAGCAACGGAAAAATGTACTTTGTGTTCATATTTCTTCACCCCCAACAATATGTTCAACTTCTTCTATCTTTCTACCTGTTGCCTCTTCAAAACACCTTGTCTGATAATCGTCTTTAGTTATACAGAGGTTTTCTCTACTGTATGCCACCTTAAAGTCGTCCATAATATAAGACAATATGCGTGGCACAATGTACACAAAACCAAAATACAAAAACGGAAGAAGTAAGAAACCACCATACTTTGACATTAGATTGATATGTAGCACTAAGGAAACTATGATTGTAACCACTATTGTTACTGCCAGTCCTACTGCTTTAATACTCTTCTTCATCTTCATCATCCATTTCATACCCAGCTTCTCTTAAGCGCCCATCACATACTTCTTTTTGCATATGCAGCAAAGCCTCGTAATATTTAATGTGTTCGTTATGTTCTTCAATCTCTTTAGCTAGTTTACTTTGTGCATCATCAACCATATCATGCAGACGGTTAATCTCGTTAACGCTCTCATTATATGCTTTCTGATACATCTTTTTTAATTCTTCCTCATCATCAGCCTTGATAAAATAACCAAATGCTATAATTCCAAGAATTACAATGGCGAGAACATAAAAAAATTCATTTTCCATTGGTTTACACTTCCTTTCATTCACAACTTATGTTGTTTTATCTGATACAAGGTCCATTACTGTTACTTTACCTAGCCTTGCTATCATCATTAGCTGACCTAATGTAAAGTAAGACGGATCCTTGTAATACTTGTTAATTGTCGGCTTAGATAAGCCTAGAATCTCTTGCAGTTTGTTCTTGCTTATGTTCTGCCGATTAAGACAATCTTCAATATTACATATAATATTGTGCTTGTACTTGTCTTCCGGTCTTGCCAATAGCTTAGGCATTTATTTCACCTCTCCTATTGTTGTGTTATGCCTCAACAACCTTGACTAATTCAAGGCTATCTTCAATAAGTGTTCTTACTAGGCTTGACATCTTCTTGCCTGTCTTTTCGCATAGCTCTTCAAGTGTCTTCTGTGTTTCATCAGATACACAAGCTGATACTACATTTGAACCCGGTACTGACTTTCTGTCAGCAAATAGAACGATTGCACCTTTGTTATCTACCATTTATTTCACCTACTTTCGTTTGTCTTGTATCCTTTCAAATGCTATAATCAGTTTGAAAGGAGGGATTTTATGTTAGATAGAAAATGCAGAAAAATAGTTAAATGTTGTTATAAGCACTTTCGAAATAAGGGGATCGTCCAAACAGATGACCTGCAAAAGCACTTAAAATTAGACACAATGGAAATATACTATTGTTGCAATAGATTAAATGAACTAGGTTATTTTGATATATACCAAACATCTATTGTACATACTGTACATTTTGTGCCGGGATACAAGATTTTTAATTATAAAGAAAATTCTCGTACAGAAATAAAGTCCTTTATAATTAAATCTGTTATCATCCCAATAATTACTGCACTAGTAACCAGTCTATTAACAACGCTGATATTACAGATGATATAATTGCAGTTACAACGGATGTAAAAATTGGATGTTTCATTAGCCATTGTAGAATTGTAAACATCATTCTCACCTACTTTCTGATAAAATATCATTTTTACCATAATCCTTGTAACTTCCACACTATATGATATAATTTCACTAGAATCTAATGAAAGGAGGTTAAAACTATGGTTACGGGTCATCCAGAAAAATTAGCTTTTGAATCTGCTAAAGAGCTTGTTGAAGCTAAATTGTCAAATTCTCAGCACTGTATTGATGGTAGTACAGGAGAACAGGTTGCTGATTATTTTGAGGCAATTTACAACAGACTTCTTAAAATTACTAAATCAGAAGGTAATGATTAACTAACCTTTCTCTAGCTCGGCTCTTGCTGATACTAATTCGGCAAGAGCCGTTGTTAGTTCAGCAATAGAACTACAATCTTCTGCATATTCATCAGCACTTATAATTGTCACTATGCGTTTGCCTAAGCAATTAATCACTGTATCAATAGTGTGCTTGTCCATTTATTTCACCTACTTTCCTAAGTCCCAATTATGGGACAGTTGATTTACATTGCTTTATCCCAAATTTATTTGACAAAATACAAAAATATTTGTATCATTAGACTAGCCTATTGGCATAGAAAGGAGCTGGTCTTTTTGACCAAACTTTTGAATTTGCCAGTTCCCATGTTTTAGGGGTGAAACAACTGTTGAGGCGTTAAGTGTGGACCACGTAAACTCTAGAGTGGCACTCGTAAAAATGCCCACCTCAAAAAGTGTTCCTTAAAAGGTTGTTGACATATAGGCAATTAGTGCAGAACCAATACTGCCAAAGCAATAACATTTCTGATAGAAACATATTGTGTGTTGATATGTGGTGAAAACCTGCAAGAAATATTGGGTAAACAAATTTGGGCAATAGCTGGATAGAAACACACTCTATTCAGTTTTTTGTTGAGAA